TTATCTGCCGCGAGCCAGCAGCGCCTCATCCAGTTCCCGGTAGGCTTCCACCAGCTTATCCAGCGACGCGCGATTAAGCCCGCTAGGGTTCGGCAGCACCCAAATTTCCGTCTTGCCGATTTTGAGCTTTTGCTTGCCCCACTTCACGCCCCGCTGGCTGAAGGCCTGCTCATAAGCTTTTTTACCGAGCACCGCGAGCGCGTCCGGCTGAAAGTCTTCGATTTTTTTCACCAGATTACGTCCGCCCTCATGCAGCTCTTTCACGTCCACCTCATTCGCCTGCACTGTCGGGCGCTCAACCAGTTTCGTGATGCCACAGCGCGTATCCAGCAGATGCCGCTCCTCTTCGGGCTTTAACTGGCGCTCCGTAAACCCCGCCAGATGGATAACCTTCCAGAAGCGGTTACCCGGATGCGCGAAATGAAAACCGGTATGCGCTGACGACTTTCCCGGATTGATTCCGCAAAAGACCACGCGCAGGCCCGGTTCAAGAATATCGTTTATCATGTCGTTTCCCTGTTAACTCACGGATCTGTAAAGTATAAAGCCTTACGCCGCCCTTGCTTACAAATTCAGCAGCCGAGACGCCGAGACTGGATTGACGTCGTCAGTTACTTTATAATCCAGCGCCACGGCCCCTTAGCTCAGTGGTTAGAGCAGGCGACTCATAATCGCTTGGTCGTTGGTTCAAACCCAACAGGGGCCACCAAATTTTAGCAGTAAAATCATATGATTAAGCCACCTCGCAAGGGTGGCTTTTTTGTTGTCATGTTTTTGAGTGGCGATAAAGTGGCGGTGGATTTTTTGCTGACTCTTTACTGAAGGCATAAAAAAACCCGCGCGCGGCGGGTTTTTTATCAGAGCCATAATGGATGTTGACCACCCACAACAGGATGCGGTGGTGCAGGCATTACTGTTCCGGGTGTAACTATAAAGCGCTCTATAGACTCCATCGTAACAAATGTGCAGCTACAGTTTATATTAGTGCACTGATGATAACGCTCTTTTGTATTACTGCTGAGATAGCGACTGGTGCGCGCATGCGCCGCGTGCTGGCATTTTGGACAATGGAACATGTTACGCCTCTTAATCCCCTAAAAGTGAATAAATGATACTCAATATTTCACTTTTTGAGAATTTAATTATTCTATATCTGCATCTGCGTCATATTCCACGTCTGACAGCTTCACTTCCAGTTCCAGCGCAGTGACAAATCCGCTGTTATTCAGCGAGTGCGTTACCTTTGTGATCGTCCAGTCCTGCTCGTCTATGATGCGCTTAAAGCCGCTCACCTTTGCCGGCGTTTCCGGGTAAATCTCGGCGCGGCCGCGCGCCAGGGTGATGGAAAACTCCGCCACGCCGCGCTGTAACTTATCCCACTTCGCCTGGGCCGCACGCATCGCCTGGGCTTTTGAGGCGTAGGTTGTCGTTAGTACAAACACGTTATCCGCTTCGCCGGCCATGTATTCGCCTTCTCTGGCCTCCGGCTCCTTCTTCTCCTTTTTTTTCTTCGTGGCTTTCGGATGCTCCAGCGCGCGCAGGTGCTTAACCTTTGGCTTGCGTTTTACCTTTACCTCTTTGGGCTTCGGGTCTTTGGTGTGCAACCATTTCGCGGTGACACCGGTATAGGCGCCACGGTCAGCGATGGCGAACTGGTGGCGGTCACCGTCGCTGCGGGTGATGGTGATTTGCGGGATCGCCTTACCGCCTGCCGTCATGCCAGCACCGGCTTTAATAAACATCAGCACGCCGGCTTTTATCGCCACCTCGGCGCCGTTGCGCTCCGCAAGCCGGGTCAGGAATTTAGCGTCGCTCTCCTGCGCCTGGTCGATATGCGAAACAGGGATGCGCGCCAGCTCAGGCGCTATCCGGGCCTTAAGTTTGTTGCGTGCCGCGATGGTTTCCACCACGGCACCGAGCGTGGTGTCGTGATAGGACTCCTCCCGGCGGGAGTTAAGCGTGCCGCGAAAATCCGCGCTGCGCGCCCGGATGGTCAGGGTGTCCGGCGCACCCCGGTGTTCAATTTCATCGACGGTAAAATCGCCCTTCCCGATAAGCGCCTCGCCCTGCCAGCCCATGAACAGCGTCAGCACCGCGCCCCGGATCGGCAGCTCAAGCTGGCCGTCGGCATCGTCGAGCTCAATATCGAGCTGGTCAGCCTCAAAGCCGCGGTTATCGGTCAGCGTCAGGCTCAGGAGCCGCTCGCTGATAACCGTCGTGATATCTTTCGCGTTAATTCTCAGCATATAGGCCGGCGTCATGCCGGCGCCGTTGTAAAAATCGGACAGCATCAGAAAAACCCTCCTGCCACCGTTTTCACTTTCTGCAGGGCGTCGCCGGCTTTACCGACAAGTGTCTGCGCCTGCTGACTCAGGTCGCCATAAAGCGCGGCGAGTGAATCATCGACGCGAGTCAGCGTCAGGACAAAATCGATTTTTCGCGGCGAGCCATCAGAAAAAAACTCGGTGCCGGTCGTCTCCACGCTGTTAATCACAAACAGCCCGTAAATAACGCCGGTGCCGTCCATCAGCGGCCAGGCTTTGCCTTCTTCCGCCATCAGCTCGACCGCCTTCAGTGACAGCTTACCGCCGGTGATTTCCGGGTAAAGCGTGCCGTTCAGCGTGATTTTCTCCTCCTCCACGCCGAGGAACTGAAAAGAGGGCCGCCGGCCAATGCGACTGTTGGACGGCCACCGGTAATCGACCGACCGCTGCATACTCTGATAAGGCAGCGTCTGCCGCATAAATACAAACATCCCGAGCACAAGCATCATCGTGCAGTCTCCTTAACCGTCATGGGCCATACTGGCGCGGCTGCGTGCGCGCTTCTCCCGTTCGATACGCTCCAGCTCCTCGCGCATCTGCTGGGCAAGAGGCGCGCCGCCGGCACCCGCACCGCCGGCTACAGAAATGTTGTAGTGGTTGCGGCTCTGGTCGATATAAGAACGCCCGCCCGCCGCGCTGACCGGCTGATAAGCCTGATAGGCCGGTGACTGGCCGAACATGCCCGCCGGCACATGTGCCGCCGCCGCACCACTCATACCGCCTGCACGCGAGGCGGCCGCATTTGCCTTTTCGGCTCTGGCATCAAGCGCGTCGGATTCCTTGTTAACGATGCCGAGCTTTTCCAGCACCCACGTAATGCCTTCGCGCAGCTTGTCAAAAGCCTTAAGCGGCAGCAGCAGCGCATCGGCGAGCCCCTTACCGAAGCGCTCGCCGGCGCTGCGGCAGTTGTCGAGCGTTTCCTTACTCGACTGCACCGGCTCGATAAGGTTTTTAAACCACTGCCACACCGCCTGGAGCTTTTCACCAAGCCAGGTAAACACCGGCTTAAAGGGCGCGAACAGCTCGCCCACCGGCCCGAACGCCGCGCGCAGTCCGTCCATCACGCCGCCGAAAAAGGCGCTGATGGGTTGCCAGTATTTGCGGATCAGGAGCGCGCCGGCGACGATGGCCGCCACCACGGCCACAATCGGCCAGGTGAGCGCGCCAATGGCGGTGGCAATCGCGCCCCCGACGGCGGTGAAGATGGTTCCGAGACTGCCAGCCACCGCGATGATCGCATTTATCCCGGTAACAACCGGCCAGGCAACCAGCCCGATAGCCCCCACAACGCCGATCACGGCAGTTGCCACACCGGCAATCGTGGTTAAGGTGCCTGCCAGTGCCTTGTTATCTTTAATCCAGTTATCGAGGCGCAGCACGTAACGGGTCGCGGTCTGCACCAGTTTGCGCAGTGAGCTTTCCTGCTGGTCGAAAAGGTCTGTGCCGACCGCCTCATACGCCGACTGAAACTCTTTAAAATCGCCGCCGAGGTTGTCCTGCATCACCTTGACCAGCTTCTCCGTTTTCCCGTCGGATGCTTTCAGAGCTGCGGCCAGCTTATCGAGCTTGCCGGAGGTCGCGCCCTGCAAAAGAGCATTTGCTGACTTAAGCGCTTCCTCGCCAAAAATGGTTTTAAGGTATTCGCCCTGCTGCGCGTTCCCGAGCTTATGTCTGGCAAAGCTCGCGTTGATTTCCTTCAGGATGGTAAAGACAGGCCGCATATTGCCTTTGCTGTCTGCGGTCTGAATCCCCAGCTCTTTTAGCGCGTTGAAAGCCTCACCAGTAGGAGCCTGTAATCGGGTGACTACCGCCGAGCTCCCCGTGCCGGCCATAGAGCCAGTAATGTTGTTATCGTGAAGCACGCCCGTCATTGCTGCGGCTTCTTCGAGACTGACACCGGCGGCACGCGCAACGGGTGCCAGATAGGTCATTGCATCGCTTAGCCCCTGAAAATCAGCGGCCGATTTGTTCATCGTGGCGGAAAGCACATCGCCAATATGAGCAACCTTGTCATTCGATAACTGGAAGGCGTTTTTTGTACCCAGCAGTAACTGCGCGTTTTCCTCCATCGTCTGCCGGTTGGCGAGCGACATATTCAGCGTGACGGGTGTTGCCGCCTGTATAGCCGCGGCATTACCACCCGCTTTGGCTATGATAATCTGCGCGGCGGCCGCATCATCCGCCGAGGCGGCGGTGTTGTCGCCGAGCTGGCGCGCCTGGTTGCGCAGCGCCTGCATTTCCGGCGACTGCTTTTCCACACCAAGCACGGCCTGAAGCTCGGAGTTTTTCTGCGCAAACTCATAGCCGGGCCGCATCAGCGCCGTGCCGGCCACAATTCCGGTCGTCGCCATCCCCACGGCAGCGGCGCCTGCACCGGCGGCACTGCCGGCAAGCTCCTTGCCTTTCTGGTAGCGCGCCTTAACCGCGTTCAGCTTTTCCTGCTGCGCACTGACGCGGGCCAGCGCTTCGCGCTGCCTGGCAAGCTGCGCCGTAGTTTCGCTGATGCTGGTTTGCAGGCGCTGCTCACCAGCGGCAAGGTTGCGGGTGTTGATGCCGGCTTTCCCGAGCTCGTCTTTCTGGCGCGCGACCGCCTGGCTCAGGCTGTTGTATTTGGCCTGGAGCGACTCCGCCTTGCGTTTCGCGGATTCCATCGCGCGGCCCTGCGCCAGCGTCGGCTTTTCGGTGTTTCTGAACTGCGTCGCCAGCGCTTCCGCTTCCGCCTTCGCTTTCTCCAGCGATTGCCCGGTCACCGCAAGCTGCGCGCTGGCCTTGCGAAAACCGTCAATCTTCCCGACCTGCGCGTTGAGCTCGCGCAGGGTGTTTTGCGTGCCGCGAATCTCACCCGAAAGCGCTTTGCTCGCCGTCTCGATGTGCTTAAACGGGCGCGTCGCCTGGTCTACCGCCTTCAGAAAGACCTGTAGCTTTACGTTTTCACTCATTCATGTTTCCGCTTCGCTGGAGCGCCTTTTCGCGCCATGTGATGAGCTCGGACACGCTCAGGGAAAAGAGCTCTGACAGCGGCCAGTGAAAAATCACCGCGATATCCGCTATCAGATCGTCCGTCGAAAAATGTTCCGGGAACGTCAGGCTTCCGAAGTCGGCGACAAAAAACCGACAACCTTCCCGGCAAGCGCCAGCAGGTCGGGAAGCTCCAGCGCGATGACTTCCTGCTCGGTAAGGTTCGGGTAGGTCATGCGCGGCAGCACTTTAATTAGCGCATCCACTTCACAGTTTGCCAGCGCGGCCAGCCCCACACCGCGCAGCGTGCCGGCATTGGGTTTGATAACGGTAAGGGTGCTGATTTCCTGCTCGCCACGTTTAACCGGGTTTACCAGGGTGACAGTATTTTCATTAAGTTGAGTCATGACGTTCTCGCTTTATGGATACGTTAAAAGAGCCGGCCAGCAGATGCTGACCGGGTTATATCAGGCCAGCCCGATATTGCGGCGGTGCTGCTCCAGACGATCAACGCCGTTCACCTTCTCGACCATGTTCACGGTGTCGATTTCAACAAGCTCTTTGCCGTTCATGGTGAGTTTGAAATAGGTGCACTGCGTGCTGATTTTGGTTTCGGTGTCTTCGCCCTGTTTGCCTTCGCCGCTGTCGATTTCCTTGTGGCGGCCACGCATCACCACCTCAACGGCCACCGTTTCGCCGGTGTCGTCGCGCTGGTAGGAGCCGGCAAAGCGCAGGGCCACCGAATCGGCACCGGCGGCGCCGTACTGCGACCAGATAGATTCATCGGGAAAGCCGCCGAGCGTCCACTCCATCGAGAGCGCGTCGTCATCGAGACCGAAATCAACCGGGGCGCTGCCGTTCATGCCGGCGCCGCGATAGTTCTCCAGCTTGCGGGTCAGCTTCGGCAGGGTGACCGACTTCACGACGCCGAGATAGCTCAGGCCGTCGTTAAACAGATTCATGTGTTTGAGCTTGCGCGGAAGTGCCATGAGCTTTTGCTCCTTAAGCGTTAGCCACTGACGAAATCAGATTCGCCAGGTATTTGTCAGTGATGCGCTGGCGCAGCGTCAGGTTGTCCAGCGGCGGGACCGGCGTGTAGTCGTAGTCAAGCAGCAGCTTGCCGGCCTTCAGGGTCTCTTTGTCATTCGCCGACTCATCCACCCAGCACTGCGCGTCGACGATATAGCCGGCGGTTTTCAGCTCGCGGAATTTGGCGTTGATGCCGTCCACGATGTCGCGGATAAGCGTCGGCGTGACCGGTTTATCCATCGCCCACATGTGCGCCTCGGCGATGGTGTCGGCGAGCACCTGCGCGGTGCGGGTGTAGTTCTCAAACAGGAACAGCGGATCGTCTGAACAGCAGCGGTTACCCCAGAAACGGAAACCGTCTTTGCGGATAAGCGTCGTGACGCCGGCCTGGTTCAGCAGGTCGGCATCGGTGCCGGGCTCCTGCAAATCCCAGAACACCGACGCGTTGATGCCGGTCACGCCGTTAACGGCGACGTTGGAGAGCGTTTTAGCCAGCCCGTTTCCTGGTCGATTCTGGCGCGCAGGCCGAGCGCGCGCGCCGTGGCGAAGGCGGTATCGCTGGCGCTGGTTGTGGTGTTCCAGGCGATAAAATCCGGCCAGATGAGCATCAGCTCGCGCTGGCCGAAGTTTTTACGGTAGGCGATAACGTCAGAGACAGTCTTACAGCCCCATGCGCTGACATAGCCGAACGCGCGCAGCTTCTGACAAATAGAAGCAAGCGCGACCGCCACCTCCAGCGTGTCGAAACCCGGCACGCCGAGAATGCGCGGCTTGACGCCGGTCACCGCCTCAGCGGTCAGCAGCGCTTTCATGCCGGTGAGCTGGCCGTTTTCATCGGTGCCGCCGATGATGTTCGAAACGGTCTGTGTGAGCGCCTCCTCGCTTTCACCGGTGCCTTCAGCCACGCGCACGACGACGGTGACGGGCTTCGCCTGGTCAGCGATAGCCTGAAGGGCGGCGGCCAGCGTGCCTTTTTTGCCGGCTTTGGCGATAGCGCTCTGCACGTTGGTGATCAGTACCGGCACGTTAAGGGGAAAGGTGGCGGCGTCGGCATCACTGGCCGTACAGACCATGCCGATAATCGCCGTGGAAACAGTGGAAATGACGCGCGTGCCGTCGTTGACTTCGACGACCTGAACGCCGTGATGGTAATCACTCATCCGGGTAACTCCGTGGGGGTTAGGGGTGAGTGTTATTTTCAGGCCCGCCGGGGCGGCGGGCTATTAATGCGGGTTGGGAGGCGTCTGGTACAACGTTTGATCAAGCAATGGCATAGTTAAATTGCCCAGAGCCTATTATTAGATCAGCGTTTTTTTCTTTTCCCCTTATGCTGTTGCCGTTGTTTCTGAGCTGCAATAGCGCGTGCCCTCTCCATTTCTTTATTAAGCAGTTCGGATGCTTCGGCAGCCTTTTGGTAAAAATCATTTGAAGCCGGAAGATTTTTTATTAAAGACAGTAAAACTGGTGAAGCCTCCATTCGTCCTTTCTTCATGAAAAACGCAATCTGCTTATTACCTACATATAAACAAATCGAGAAGCACAACACAGTTATTTGCATCCATAAAGACTGGCTAAAGTTATAATTACCATTTGCAATCTGTACAAGCCATGAGAAAAAGTATATTGAAGACCCCAGGCACACTAAACAAAACATCACCACAAACTTCCTGGGAAAGGAAAGATGCCCTACTCTATAAGTAAACATTTTGACTATTGAAACATGTGCATAAAAAGCAAAACTTAATCCGGCCATGCCAATTTCGATAGTGGAATTAGTAAAGGAGTAATCTGTTTGGGTGTATATCACAAAAAGAATTAAAGTCAGCGGAATAAGATATATAAAGTCAGCCCTTATTTCTTTATAAAACTCCTCCATGTAAGACGAGCTTCTTCCTGAGAGCGCCATAAAGAAGTCATACATATAAATCAATGCTACAGTCCATGTGGCAGAAGGGAGTGTATACTTATACATTCCAACCAATGCATTCACCATTGACGTAAAGAAATCGCCCTTAAGGGCGTTAAACGGATCAGCCTCAGGAAAAACCATTGCAGCCCAAATACTAGAAATAGCCGTAACCAATACAATTGAAATCATTATGCCCCGTGATTGTTTCATTACTGCCAGCGCTCCTTTTCAAATGACAAACACTTAATCATTTATCAAAGTCCATTACCAACATTTTCGATATTACGTCTTCAGCGAAACAATCACAGAGAGATAAAAAAAATTAAACAGGAGCTTCAGGCCATGTAATTTCTGACGCTTCGCTGGTATCAATGCGGTTAAGCAGCACGCGGTACTGTAACCACTCAGTTAACCGCATCTTTTCCTCGTCTGTCGCTATGCCGAGATTTACCGCATCCTGAAGCGGGGCAATCGCATCGCCCGCCGCCCTCATCAGCGCGGTCTTTTTACTGGCGGCCAGCGCGTTCAGCGTTTCCGGGTCGGGCGGTGGCGGATCGGCAAGTACCGGCTGGCCGTACTCGTTTGACGTGATAATTTTGCCTCCGGTCTGGGATTCCAGAAGGTACTGATACCAGCTTACTGATACCTCCCGCGCATCATCAGGCCAGCACTGTTGTTGCTCGTAATCGGCCCGCATCTGCTCAGGATAAAAACCGTTAGTTGTGGCGCTAAAAAATACTTTCATCTCATCGTCCTATAGCCATCCAGCCCACGGTGTTACGTTGCGAGGCCACAATCACAAATCCTGTAGTGGATGTGCTCGATGCCCCCGTATCGCCGTAAGTGCCGCTGTTAACGTTCAGAGACAGCGACGGAACAATACTGAATGCCACGGGGAACGTGACACCCTGGCCGCTTGTCGATACGGCGACTTTACCGTACTGGATAAGCAGCCCGGTGCTGGTATCCCTGAACCACCCGTTCGCCCCAAGCGAGGCGCTGTTAATTCTCTGAAAGAGTGCATCAGATTCTGCTTTCGTGTAAGCCTGCCCCACCGGGGTGTAACTGCCTTTGGGCTGGTAACGGGCGTCACCCTCTGCTTTGGTATATGCCCCCACTTCCCCCGCCGTGGGCCTGTTGGCTTCATCGTACTGCTGCGCCCATGCAGACCATGTACCGTTAAACGCCGTGCGGATGTACGCGCGGGAGTTATTGTAGATTCGGTAAATCTGCGTGATACCGGCGTGCTTATAGACTTCAAGTGAACCCGCGACAGCCTCCGGGTAATTCTTTCCGTTAGCCGCCTGCGAATTAGCAAGCTGGTAATACAGCCCCGGCACGGTGTATGCGTTCAGGTCTGCCGCGCTGCCGATGCTGACCGACTGCCCGTTAAAAATATCCTGCGCGGTGATGGTGATATCTTCGCTCAGGGCACGACCGTTAACCGTGCGCCCCGATGGTACGCGGCCACTGGCGTTGTCATTAGCCGCCTTGACGGCCTTTGCCGTTGCCGCCAGCGTTTCGGAGCTGCTGTCGGTCGCGCTTGTGAGCTGAACCAGCCCTTTTTGCGTCGTGGAAGCGTCCTGCGCCGTGTATTTCCCTTTCGCCATGTCATATGCCGACTTCACCGCTTTGGGCGTGGCGGCCAGCGTTTCGGAGGTGCTGTCGGTGGCGCTGCTTAGCTGTACGAAACCTTTCGCGGTCAGCGTGCCGTCAGGGTGTCGGCGGGATTGTTCATGATCCGCGAGCTTTTCATCGACATAATTCTGCGTCGCGATGACCGTAGTGCTGTCTATCGTCAGCTCAACCGATGCCACGTCCGACAAAATGATGACCATGCGTAAAGTCTGTGCGCGACCAGACCCTTCTTCGAGTTTTGGCTTGTAACTTTCCGCCATGTTACCGACAGCGACGAGCACACCGGTATCATCATAGAGCCCTATTTCACGCAGCCAGAAACCGCCCGTTTCAGGCGGAATGACCAGTTCGGCCACCACGTAATTTTTATGTTTGTTGTCCTGGCTGATTTTATTCAGCGCATGGCGCCAAACTTCATTAACAAGTTTCGTCTGTGACGGCGCCGGCTGCGGCAGCGAGCCGGCGCCATCACCCACGGCCATTGCGGTAATGTTGACTTTCTTACCCCCCGGCGTCAGGGCGGCGGCGAACTTCGCCGCGCCGGCCGTCGTGACTACGGTTTTATATTTTGTGGTCATACGCTGCTCGCTTCCCCCGGATAAACAGTAACAATATCGCCGTCATAGCTCAGGCCGGCGGTGTAGAGATACCCCGCAACATCCTGAATAATATTCAGGCCGATGAGGTGGCGACTGGCTGGCTTTGCATCTGCGATAAGCCGCTCCATTTCAAGAAACATCTCTTCGGTGATGCCGGTTTCGAGCACACCGATATCAAGGCGAAAGGTGCCCGGCGGATCGTTGTTTTGCCACCATTCCGTCACGTTAATGACGTAACCGAGAGGCTCCACCACTCGCCGCACCGCGCCTATGGTGCCTTTGTGGCAGTGGATGTAATAGGCGCTGCGGATAACGTCGCGCTTTGTCTCTTCAGGCCAGCTCTCATCCCACCGGTCAACAGAAAAGGCCCACGCAAGCCAGGGTAACAGGCTGGCAGGGCATGTTTCTGTATCCCACAGACGGCGCAGCGGGGCCGGCGTGTTCCCGATATCAGCACAGGCCCGCGCCGCTGCCACCTCAAGCGGTGAGGAGCCCACCGGCATTAAACGCGCATCACTCATCGGAGCCTCCGACAGTGATTTGATAACTGGTACAGAAAGACGCCTGCGTTTTATCAAGCACAACGTCGGCGACCGGTGCGGCAAGCTCCACGCGCTGCACACCTTCAACATGCAGGGCGGCGAAAATAGCCGAGCGGCGAATATCACGCCCTATACGGTGCTGCGCGCTGATATAAGCCTGAAGCCTGGTTTCGGCCGCTGCCCGCACAGGCTCGATTTCAGGGCCGGGATAAAGATAAAGCGTCGCAACAATCTGATAGTCAACGATAGAGGCCGACTGCACAGTCAGACGATCAGCCACCGGCCGGACATCTTCATCGTTGAGCGCATTACGCACGACGGTCAGCAGTTCCTCAGAGGCTTTTCCGTTATCCTCGCGCGATAGTACTGACACCGTGACGCAGGCGGGCTGCGGGCTTATTACCGAGATATCTGCGACGCGCCCGTCGGCGCTGCGGCCGTGGTACTCATACGCGCCCGTTGAACCGGCCACGCTTAATCCTTCAAGCGCCTGCTGAATACGCAGCCTGAAATCCACATCGGATTCCATAACGGCCATGACAGGCGGCATAGCTGTTTCGTCGGCTGGCGTGATAACGAGGCGACTCACGCCGAAATTACCGCCGAGCACATCCAGATCGCGGCCCGTGGCATACGCCAGCATGACCGCTTTTGCCGCCTCGTTAACCCGCTGGCGCCAGATGACCTCGCGGTAAGCATTTTCCTGAAGCAGCTTCACAATGGGCTCAGACTCCAGCGCCAGCGTTCGCGCGACGGCGTCCTGCCCCTCCTCGGGATACAGGGAAATCAGCGTCGCCTTTCGCTCGGCGAGAATGGTTTCAAAATCGAGCTCCTCGACCACATCGGGGGCGGGTAGCTGGCTCAGGTCAATGGTCGGCATGGTTATCAGCTCACAGGAATGGTTAAGGAAATATCGCCGCCCGTGTCGGTGCGCTGGCCGCTGATTTCAACGACCATTTCACCGTTAAAGCGGGTTTCAAAAGTCAGCCCGGACAGGCGCACGCGCGGCTCCCATTTCAGGATCGCCATGTAGCACGCCGACATGATTTGCAGGCGCAGCGCCTGGTTTTGTGGCTGGTCAAGCAGCATCGACAGCAGCGAGCCGTAATCGCGGCACATCACGCGCGAGCCGACCGGCGTCGTGAGAATGTCGCGGATGCTCTGGCTGATGTGCGCCGCATCGGTGAGCGTCATGCCGGTGTCGCGGCTCATGCCGCTGTAGCGGGCCGTCATTGTGTGCCCTCCGTCCAGCTTCCGCCGCGTTGAATGCCGCCGTGACTGTGCTCATCGACCCGCACGTCGTTGAAGGTGAGCGCGCCGCCGCTGTGCTGGATGTTGCCTTCCATCTTGCCGCCTTTCTGCACCTCAAGGGTGCCGGTGATGAGTTTGTTTGTGCACACCACTTCCGGCGTGTCGAGGGTGATACGCGTGGAGGCGGTGACGGTGACTACTGGCACAGTCACGGTTGCGGATTTCGCTGCGCTGATGCTGGCCGTCTGAATGCCGGTAACCTTAAGCGCACCGCTTGCGGGCTCGTACTCGATGACCGCCCCGTCAGGAAAGGCGAGATGAACGGCATCAGCGGAGGCCGACGGCGCCGGGTTGTCGTCAGAGAAAATCCCCGGCAGCACAAACGCGGTATCGAGCTCGCCACCCACGGCGAGGATAAGCACCTGCTCACCGACCGACGGCGCCCACCAGGTGCGCGAACGCCCGGCGCGGTGGGTAAGCCACTGCAACCAGTCGGTCACGTTTTTCCCGGTCTGGACGCGACAGCGACAGGTTTCAAGATCGACCTGGACAATAATGCCCGGTCGTATCATGTTGCGGATAGCACGAGAGAGCTCACTGATACTGGATAAAATGTTCATAGAGAAAAGTGTGTCTTCATATACAAGTCACAACAACAGCAACCGATTTATTGACAGATCACACAACAGGGAGTAGAAAAAACGCAATCGCGTTTTGGATTAACAAACATTTAAAAGGAGCTTTAGATGGCGACAAAGAAAGATGGTTACAGGTCTCTCACTGCGGGTGAGGTCAGGATGGCACGCAGTCTCTTTGGTGATATGATTAATTATGGACATGTCAAAGTTTATAAAGGTAGCTACTTTCCTTTTGACCTTCAGGACGAAGGCACAGCCGTTACTCCAAACGGGAATATGTATTGGCCTGAGCCAATATTCAAAGAGGACTTCTCTTCGGAAACCCCCTTAAATAAAAACTGGTTTATGCATGAATTTGTGCATATCTGGCAACATCAGTTGGGCATGAGTGTCAGAACCCGAGGCCTTATAAGTAAATTTGTCAACTATCATTATTCACTTCCAAGAGAAAAAACCCTTGCTGATTATCGAATGGAACAGCAAGGCAACATAATAGCTGATTATTACACCCTTATTACTGAAGGTTATAACACATGGAAAGATATAACCAGCTTTGAAGGCATGCATGGCCCGGATTTATTAGCAAAATATCAACACACACTGCAATATTTTCTGGCATCCCCGCGAGACAAAAGGAGCTTATGGAAATGAAATGGAAATTCTTCCTCTTAATTACACCGTTCCTGACCGGGTGCGTAATGGAGCACAATGCTTACCGTGTTGCCGATGTCACTCTTAAAAACAGTCAGCCATGTATTTCTGTTAACAATGACCCTACTCTAAATGATGGCCATGCTAAATTGCTTACTCTATCCCTGTCAGCAAGAGATGCGAAGGGTCAAATGCAGGAAGTCTGGAAACAGGATAACTACGATAATCCTACTTATACAGTACAGGCGGGGCAGTGTATCCCGGTTAAATATGCATTTAAGGGCGATGATGAATATAGTGTAACTGTCATTACTGCACGACCAGCAGATAAAATTTCAACCAAGCGACTTTGGTCCAGAAACTTCAAAATTAATGAGCTGACGCCGAAATAGTTTCGGCGTTTATCGCTGCTATTGTGAACGTTTTTTATGTAAGCTAACGGCGACACACTAAGCAACAACCTGATGAACACTGTAAATCCAAAGGAGACCCAATGTTTACTTTTTTGGGGGATGGCGTAGACTCTCTGTATAAAATACTTTGGTTGCTGGTTGGTTTTAATTTAGTTTTTTCCGGAGGGCTCGGCCTTGTTTTCAGAATTATTACAAAACCAATAGGCATAGGATTTAATAATAAAAACTTAAAGGAGCTTGATGAAGAGCTTTCTGATTTACAGCTCCTTAAGATATATCATGGAATTAATGTTAGCAGCACAGAAGATGCTGAGATGGCTGCTCTTGCCATAACGCGCGGAAAAATAAAACCTCAAAAAATATGGCTCACAATGTTCAGCCCTGCAATTGGCAAGTCGCGACAAGGAAAGTTTGAGTTATTTTTGATGCTATTCTTTTTTTCATACTGCTTCGGTAGCTCACTATATATAGGCTATGATTTAAAAGAGTATAGAAGCGGCTACGTTTCCTTAAGCAATAAAAATGAAGTGATTTTAATATCGGATTTATATGTTATCGATAAAAAAAACCATAAAACATATAATAACCCTAAATGCAAAACACTACCCAAACAATCAAGTGAATTACTTAAGCAAGCATGTGAGTATCTTACCACTGACGACCCTTACCTGAAAAAAGAGCTGGCCTTTGCCATACAGAAGAACAATGAAAACATGAATGGCACCTTCGCTGCTTGCCTTTTCTTTTTCTTGCTATCTTTATTTACTGCAGTAGCATATTTCTCTTACAGGGATATTAATAACGCTTTTTATGCATTTAAAACCTCCGAAAAGGCTCACAGAAAAGCAAATATGTATAAGAAAGTATTTAATGACCATAAAAATACTCAAGGATAATGCTTTCTATACATTTTTCATCATACCGATTGATACCCAGTATGATTCTTTCTGGGTACACAACAGCTTCAGTATTTGCTCCGGGCTTATCCTTAAGGCCGTACTGATGTACCCGCGCGATGCGCTGCACCTTACCGGTAAATTCCACCACGGCGGCATCGCTGCTGCCGGTGGCTTTCATAAAACGACTGGTGCGAAGCTTGGCGAACATTTCGCGTTTCACCCGGCCTTTTTTGGCGCGGGCGGGCTGTTCCCGCCGCGGCGTGTAGGCGCTGCCGTCCGGGGTTTTCTGCGCCTTAATGCGCTGCTGCTGCCGGGTGCGCAGCGTCTTTGCGATATCCTGCGCCATACGGCGCCGGCCCGCCGGTGACAGGGCGGCAATCAGCGCGGAAAGCCGCTTTTCAAACGGGCTGAAATCACTCATGCCAGCGACTCACAAATTCACCGTTGATATAGAGCTCAGCCGGACGCGTGACCGGCTCCGGCTGTGGCGGCTCCGGTACGTCAGAGACATACAGCGCGCCGTCCGACTCCTTAACCAGCGTGCGCTCGCTGATTAACAGGCTGATGCTGACATCGACGCTGCTGTCGTTGTTGATATCCGCATACCAGGTAAACCCCTTTTTCATGCCGTCGTCCGTGGTCATGATATCGGGCTGATTTTCCCGTAACCACGCGGCGACCGGCACAAGCAGCAGGTTAATATCGCCGGTGTAATCGGTCACGACCACATTCAGCGTGTAGCGGTTTTCAAACGACAGCGAGGCGGCGAGCGTGGCGGCAATCTG